TGTTCTACTACCCATGACTGATTAATTTCTACAGCAGTCTTAAATACTTCTTTCTCGGTGTCAGTTAAAAACTCAAGATGTTGACAACTTCCTTTGTTTGTAACTATGCTTTTCCAAGTATTATCATCATTACAACCATACTTTTCTAGAACGCTTTCTAGATATTTGTTTTTCTGTAAATGAGAACCACTTTTAGTCTTTTGCGTGTACGCATTAGCTCTATAAGGTTCTATACTTGGTGAAGTATTACCACATATGATAGAAGAACTTGCATTAGGTGCTATTGCCAATAGATGAGTATTTCTTACTGAACATGTATCATCATCAGGACAAGCGCCCCTTTCTACTGCAAGTCTTTCTGTTTCTATTTGTGCGTCTGTTTTTATATGTTTGAACATCTCATAATTTATACTACTTGCAAATACACTTTCAAAAGGCATATTATTTTTCTGTAAGTAGGCATGAAATCCCATAGCACCAAGACCTAAACTTCTTTCACGCATAGCGCTGAATTTAGCTCTTTCTAGTTGACTAGGTGCATTTTCTATAAAATATGTAAGCACATTATCGAGCATACGAATTAAATCTGGAATAAAGGCTGGAACCTTTTTCCATTCATCATAGTACTCTAAGTTTACACTCGATAAACAACATACCGCTGTTCTCTCTTCATTTGTTGCTAGTGTTATTTCTGAACACAAATTACTGTGGTGTACACGTAACCCTTTGTTCTTTTGAAATTGCGGTAAGTCTGCATTTACTGCATCTTCAAACATAAGGTAAGGCTCTCCAGTCTCCATTCGATTTTGGAGTAATTTTACCCATAATGTTCTTGCACTAACAACATTTTTTACTTCTCCACTATGTGGATCAATTAGCTCCCAAGAATCATCAAAGCCTTCTTCTTTGGTAGCTCTATGTATAATTTCCATAAATTTATCACTAATGACAATTCCATGGTGTAGGTTTAGACATTTACGATTTGTGTCTCCACCTGTTGGTTTTCTCATATCAAGAAACTCCTGTATCTCAGGGTGAGAGATATGCAGATACCCTGCATAACTACCTCTTCTTGTAATTCCTTGTGAAAAAGCAAGCATTTCTGCATCTACTACTTTCACAAAAGGAAGAACACCTGTGCTTTCAGAGCCTTTTGATGTTTTTGTACCTTGTGAACGAACATCACTCCAACTGCCACCAATTCCTCCACCGAATGATGAAAGAAAGGCATTTTCTGTATAGTGTTCTGTTATTCCTTCTCTCGAATCTTCCACATGATTTAGGAAGCATGAGATTGGAAGACCCCGCTTAGTCCCTCCATTGGAGAGAACAGGAGTCGAAAACATAAACCATAAGTTACTAGCGTAATCGTACAGTCTTTGTGCATGTGCTTCGTCATCTGCAAAAGCTGAAGCAGCCCTTGCAAAGCCTTCTTGAGGTGACTTTTCATCTCCCACAAGATAGCGATCTTCAAGAGTTTTATGACTAAACTCTGTCAAAAGTTTGTCTTTGCTATAATCTATTTGTATCATATTATTCCTTCTAAAGTTTTGTGTATAACTTCCGTGTTTTCTTTTCCAATCGCTTCAGCTGAGTAAGTAATTAAGTCCATTAGCTCAACATTTGTCAGAAGTTGTTCTGCATTTTCATTAAGAGCTTGTATATACTTATATTTTCCTTCTATCGGACATGCATCATAGATATCGAAAACTGTTCCATATTGTTCCATTAACTGTACTGCGCGTTTTGGACCAACACCAGGTACTCCTGGTACGTTGTCCCCCTTATCGCCAGTTAGACACTTGAAAGTGATATAATCTTCTATTTCAAAATCATAGTGTTCGTCCCAGTTATGTACCGTTGTTTCCTTTCTAGTAACAGTACTAAACCTAGAAACTTTTTCATTAATAAGTAAGTCCCAGTCTTTATCCGAAGATACTAACCAACACTCATCAAAATCAATGTTGTTTGCTATGTAGGCAGCAATATCATCAGCCTCTACACCACGAAAGTGAAAGACTGGATGTTTTTGTTTAATAAGAGTAAGAGTGTCTTGAAATTCTGCCATAAACATTTCAAATTCTTTTGCCTCTTGCTCAGTTTGTTCTGCATATCGTTCCTTACGATTTGCTTTATATTGAGGGTCTATCTCTTTTCTGTAAGAGCTACCTCCATCTGCACATACGATAATCGTACCTGCATTATAAGACTTTGCTAGACTTTCGATTGTTCTAACGTAGTCATACTTAAAATCAAGTATATTCTGATGTTTCCACCTGAAAGCTACGTTTAAACCATCAACTATCAGCAAGTTCCCAGTCGGAGCCGGGGCTCCAAGGTTTGCAATTGTAGTCGCCATTTGTAAATTTTATCTCCTCATTTTCTAGCCAGTGTTCTGCGATAAGAATATACATACCTAGCCATGCAATATATGTATATCTTAGTGTATTTTCAGGTTTTCTTACAGTCGCTACAAAAAACTTGCCATAATTTTCTCTAAAAATAAGTAATGGTTCTTGTTCCATGTCTTGCGCTTGTTTACATAATTTACTCCACCACTTAAACAAATTGTTTGTTTTTGCAGTGTATATCTTTGAGTTAAAGCCACTATCTTTATAGAACTTTACTTCGACACAAAATAAATTATGTTTTCCAGGAACTCTTAAATCTCCTTTGATTTTACCACTACCTGATCCAGGAGTTTGTTCCCATTTTTCTTCTGTCATTCTGCCGAGAAGAGACATAACTTGTTGCTCTCCTCTATTTCCTTTTTGTCTTGAATTAACCATTTAATGTACTCATTTCGTTTTCTTTAATTACTTCTATTTTTTCTAGTAACGGATGTGTCCACCCATGTGATACTATATAAGTGTTTAAATTTTCTTCTTTTAATAATATCTCTACTAGTCTTTCTTTACCGAGCTCATCAAGAACATTGGTAACTTCGTCTAAAAATAAAATGTTTATTTGAGATTTGGAAATGCTACTCATAAGTTTTCTTATTGCGAGTAGAGTAGCTGTATTTACTCTTGCAAGCTCCCCTGCACTGAGTGATAATATATCTACTGATTTTCCATTATCTTCTATTATTACATTTAATTTATCATTAAGAACTACAAATTCTAAACTAAATCTACCATCACTAAGTTCTGCTAGATATTCATTTGTAAGTTCTTCTAAATCTTTTACAAGATTTTCTATTTTATATGCAAGTAGTCCGTTTGTACTAAATGCTTTTTTCAATATTTCGACACTTGCTAGTTTATCACTAAGATTATCTAATCCTTCGATAAGTTCTGCAAGTTCAGCCTCAAAATCATTTTCTTGTTCTTGAATTATGCTAATACGAGTATTGTGTCTTTCAACATTATTGTTGTGGTCAATCGCTTGTCTTAAGTCTGATTGATATTTTTTGTACTCGTTACTTAGCTCAGCTATTCTTGATTTAAGTTGCTCTGCGTCAGGGATTTCACTGGGCAAGTTTTGGTCAATGGATCTATAGTATTCTTCCCATTGTTGTACTCCTCTACTTGCTTTTGTGTGTGTTGTATTCTTCTCCTTGACTGTTGCAAGTTTTTCAACTTGTTTTTGTATCTCCGTTTCACAATATTCCACCGTATTTTTATGCTCTGCCAGTTGTCTTTGTATGAAGTCAACATCTATGTCTTCTCCACAAGTAGGACACTCATGCGTTTCTGTTGCTAGTAATTTTTCATACTTATCAATCATTGCTTGTTCTTGAGACTGCTCACTTTTCCAAGTAGCGGTGCTCTCAATATATTGAGTTGTATCAAGTTTTTCTGGGTTTTCTGCCAATAGTCTTCTATGTTCATGAATATCTATTGACTCTAACTCCTTTCTGTAATAATTATTTTGATTAATTTTTTTAATATTTTCACTGATATTTTCAAATTCTATTTGTAATGAACGTAAAGTTTTTCCATCTTCTTCCGAATAATTTGGTAAATCCATTTTTGAAAGTAGTGATGTATCTTCCAATTTATTGTCTTTTAACCATTTTTCAATAGTTGCAATTTTCCCATCTACTCGTGAAACTTCTGACCCAAGGGTTCTAGATAGCTCACGAAATACATCAAAATAAGATACATACTTATCAAGCTGTAATAAATCAATCAAAAACTTCTTACGGTTTGTGTCGGTGGCCGTAAGAAATTGTAAACTAGCATTGGTATTTTGATAGACAATCTGTGAAAAAGTTTTAAAGTCTATACCAATAATTTCTTCTAATGTTTTGTAAGTATTCGTTGCTGTATGGCTTGATATATCTTCACCATTTTTAAGCAACTTTGCTTTTATGTTTGCACGACGCACTACATCAATTAAATATGAGTCATCGTTGGCTCTAAATTCAAGACTAATATCATAGCCTTTATTTACTTGTCTGTTTGCGATATCAGCTTTCTTGATACCTTTGGAGTTTTTGTTAAAAAGAACTTCCTCTAAAATTAAAGGTATAGAAGACTTACCAGCACCATTGGTACCGATTAATTGTGTCAAAGTGTCTCCGTTTAGATCTATTTCGTTGTCTGAGCCGTAACTAAAACAATTACTCCATTTCAGCTTTTCTAGCGTTATCACTGAATACTCCTATAATTTTTTTAACTTTTGTTTCATCGAGTTCAAGAATGTAAGAGAGGTATTCTCCTAATTCTTCCTCAATCGTCATATCTTTGTCAAGTATGAGAGTTGCTTCTGTCTTTCTTTTAATAACTTTTTTATCAAGTAGGTCAGAATTTTTGACCCCGCTCAAGTCCGAAACATCTCCTTCTACTTCGTATATTGTATGGTGCCATTCTGTTTGCACCATTTCATCTGTACTTGTAACTGTTTTACGAATTAGTTGTGGCAATTTAAATTCATGCCATGTCCATTCCCAATCCTCAGGATTTATTACTAAATAACCAGTTTTAACTTCGTTTCTATGAAATGATGTAGTCATAGGACTTCCAGGGTATACAATATTTCTTTGAGTATTCTCGTGAGCATGTAAATCTCCTGCAAAAACCGTTTTGAATTTATCAAATCTAGTTAAGTCTACTTCTGGAGTAACATGTGGTGGTATTTCTCCACGAACATGTGTAAAAAGTACTTCTGAATTTATGTCTTCTATGCTATGCTTTTTATGTAAATCCGCATAAGGAAGTATAGCATAATTACTAAATTCTCCTGTAGTTTCTGTAATCACTTCTACTAGAGGGTTCAATTCATTTGTTACTCTTATTAGATTATCAAAGAATGTTTTATGTTTTCTAGTAGCTTCATGATTTCCATCATATATTATTGTTTTTACTTTTGTATTCTTTACGAAATCAAAATACAAAGTAAGTTCGTCCATAGAAGGGACTCGATCAAACAAGTCCCCGCCTATGATGTGAAGTGTAATATCATGTTTTTGTACAGCTTCTTCCACTTGTTGAAAGAATAGTTCATATCTTGAGCATGCCCAAGCTGCTGGAACATTTTTCTGTCCCAACTTAATATGCCAATCTGCTGTAAATAAAATCATTTATTTTCCTTTTGTTGCTTTCTCCACTCGATTAACCATGGAGCATTATCTCTTTCTGCATCTAAAAAGACTGCATTTGTAAAAGATAGTGGCAGTAATACAGCAATGTGTACTATAATACTAGTTATTGTGGAATAGCCAAGCCACCCCATATAGTAAGAAGTCATAAATCCAAAATATACTGACCACATAGTAAACAATACTAACATAAAGTAAGTCTGTAAACTAGGATCAGGTATATACTTTAATGGATTATATCTAGCGTCCATAACTAAGCGCCAATTATCAACTACCCATAAAATAAACTTTTTCATACTACAAATTCTTCCCCCGGTTGCCACTCGCAACCTGTTAACCCACCAGCTTTAATGCCTTGCAAAGTTCTAAGAACTTCATTAGCATTTCTACCTGTGTCTAATGCGTTTACACTTACGTGCTGTACTACATCATTTCTATCAATGATATAGGTTGCTCTGTAACAAACACCTGCATCTTCATCAACTATTCCTAGTTCATCAGCAAGTCTTAGTCCACAATCAGCTGCAAGTGAGTGATTGATATTTCCTATAAGCTCATTGTCTTTTTTCCAAGCTAACTTACAGAATTCATTATCACCACTAATACCAATTACATTTGCCTCATCTACTAAGACGTCCATGCCCGCTATTTCAGTCGGGCATATAAACGTAAAATCTTTTGGATAAAAGTAGATTACAGTATAATCGTGTTTTAACGGATCATAGTGTTCTGTGACAGAAACTTCTACAAACTCGTTATCTTTGTTAACTCCCTGCAAAGTAAAAGCAGGAAATGTATCTCCTACACCTATCATAATTACTCCTTCCCGTAAGGGTTCTCGTATGAGAGAGCTTCAGGTGTGTCCTTAGCACCTCTCAAACACCAATATAATGGTACAAAGTTTAATACAGGTATAAATATACCGAACATCCACCATCCTGAATGTCCTCTATCCTGTATTCTTCTGAAAGTCACAGAAAAACTCTGTACTAATGTTAATAATAAAAATGCTGTTCCTAATACCCCAGTATTAGTTGTCTCAGACCACGGGTCTAACCAATTCCAAAAGGTATAACCAATTAGAAAGTGATCGATTACCATCAGTAATATCATTACTAATACGGCATAGAGAGTGAAAAACCAGTACTCTGGTCTATCACTTCTGCCTTTAAAATCAAAGGCTCTATCCACTAACACGGTCTTCATTACATTTTTAAAATGGTTCATGTTAAGTCAAACTCCTCGTTTATACTATCATCTGCATTAGAATTTGCAGAACCACTTCTGATTCTGTCTAATAATTCTTTTTGTGCATCCGCAGTAGGTCTTGGTAGGACTTCATCCATTGATTTAAGATCGACAATGAGTTCTTTCTCTTCATCTGTAAGTGGTCTTGGTTTACACTTAAGTGGCTGTAATTGATACTCCACATTGTAAGCCATTGGGCCAGTCTTAATTCTTTTGAAATAAACATCCCAACCTGTTTCTGGGTCGGCAGGATCGCCTAAGTCTTCAGCTGCTAATATGATTTGCTCTAAAAGTTTCTTTTTTAGATTAAGAACTTTTATTTTGCCACCATGTATACATTGTATAGCATATGACCATGTGCATTTCATATCTGGGTGGTATTCTCTTACCCAGTCTTTTTCGATATTAGTGAACGCTTCTTTCTGTCTATCAAATGATAAGCACTCGAAAGGAACATTCTTATCGTTCTCTCCTTTTAGCCAGTAAACGTATCTTGCACATACGTCACCGACCATTCTTACTGTATTATCGCCTTCTACATAAGTGTAGGATTCGATTTTACCTTTTTGGGCTTCGCCCTTTAATTTATTAAATGTTAATGCCATTGCATTTCTCCTTTAGTAACTTCTTCAAATTTAAAATGTATTCTACCATTTTCTACTCGAAGTAGTCTGTTTTTTATTAATATATCTTGCTTTCCTGTATAGACCAGCAAGTCCAGTGTGGTATCTTTTTTACTACGATATTCAAATACATTGCGGAGTGAAGCGATACCTGCATACTGCGCAATCTCCACGTCTGAATATCTGTTTCGTTGGATAAGTAAAGGCTCAGGATTAGCCAAAAAGCTATCGCCATGAAAGCTCTTTTGCCAAAACTTGAACCGTCTATCCTTTCTATTGATTGGAGGTTCTTTTTTATAAGTCAAAATGTAAAGAACAGCAACTAT